CGTCTGGGCAAATTCGATTTTTTCACCGGGCCGCAGGTATTCGATGATGGCGTTTTCCAGGTAATCGATATCCGGCCGCTGTGCGCCGCTGGCGGCGTTCGAGCCCACAATGCCACGGCTTGCCTGGAAGTCGCGCGGGCTCTCGGTGGTCACCATAGCCATGTACTGCGCGGCCATGCGGCTGCTGGTCAGTTCGTTCTGGGTATATTCGGCCATGGCGCGCGCAATCAGGATGGCAGAAGCAAGCGGCGTCACGCCGCGCAACTGGCCAGGGCGCAGGTGCTGATACACATGCACCATGTCATCGGCGGCGATGCGCCGAACTTCCGACTGATACCAGCCGTCCGTGACGTGATAGGCCAGCTTCCGGCCGGTGCGCGGGTCGAACTCCACGCCCGCGAACAGTTCCGCATCGGCGGTCAGCGGTGCGGCCCCGTAGTCGGTCAGCCGGTCGGCATCGATGGCCATGAGCGAAAGCGGGTTGATGCGGTTGCGCGGCTCGTGGTGGAAAGCAAAAAGCCCTTCACCGCCTTCCAGGAGCTGGCGGCACAAAAGCTGCTGCATCTCATAGAAATGCAGGTTGCCGGAAATGTCGGCATCGCATTCCATCCAGGCGCGGAAACGCTGTTCAATCTTCGCGCGGATCTCGGGCGCAGGTGTGCCGTCAGGGTGTACGGCCAGAGACTGGAAGCGCGCGCCACGGCCCACCATGCAGGCCGTGTACGCGTTGAGCCCGCGAGAAAAAAGCGGGAAGTTGCGCACCAGGTCGCGCACGCGGGAGCGCAGGCGCGGCGATGCGCGGCCGATAAGGTGGTTTATCTGTTCGTTTACAGTGAACCACTGATCCTGCGGGCTGTGTTTCGCGGCGGCATAGCCGTGCCGGGCAAGGTATTCCTGCGCACGGCGGCAGCGCCAGTCTGTGAACTTGGAACGGATCCCCATCATTTCCCCCTGCTGCCCGCGTACATCCGGCCATAATAGGCGGTGCCGGTCTCGCTTTCGCTTTTGGCGCATTCCTCACAGACGAAATTCCACCACTTCTTCCATTCTTCATGCGTGGAATAAGAGACGGAGCGGGAGCCGCCTGCCGTGTTCACGGTGTAGGACTGCATGCGGCCGAAGCCGCCCGCTTTCAGATCGTCGAGCATGATCTGTTTCAGGTCGCACCAGTTTTCTATGGTCACGGGTCTTTCCTCCCTGTGTTTTTCGCACGTCAAAACGCTAACACGGAGAAAAAACGCCGGTTCACAGATGAGCGCAGAAGGCGCACAGATGCGCGCAGAAGGCGCACAGATGCGCGCAAAAGTCCTATTGACAGCTTTTCCCGCATCAAAAAAAACGCGCCTCAGAAGGGCGCAAAAAGCCCCGCTTTCCAGAGGAAGGCGGGGCCGTTTTCTAGCGCATGATGAAGATGTCGGGCGGTGTTTCTCGCGTGCCTATCAGGTGATCGGTCAGGCCGCGGATATAGGGCAGCGCTTCAGTGTACGAACTGGCCATGCCCACGATGATCCTGTCCTTTCCGTCCTCGGTCTCGATGTGGCTGAAAAGGTCGATGCTCCACACGCCACGGTCGCCCATGCGCGCCACCATCTTGTCCCAGGTTTCGAGTTTACGGCTACACTTCACGCTTTCCCCCTTCTGTGCTGCGCTTTCCGCCTGGCGCAGCTGCTTTTCGGCCCATCGTGCCTCGGAAATGATAGCGGCATACAGTTCCCCGCCGGTCAGTCCGGCAAATTCCGGGTCGGTTTCGGTTTCCTGTTCTTCTCCATCCAGCCAGCGCAGCCAGTCGGCAGTAGAGATTTCCCGGCACTTTTTGCCCGGAAACGGGCACGGGCTGCACAGGGAAAACATTTCCCCGCATCTTCTGGCATGCAGGCACATTTCCATCAGGGCGTGTGCCGCTTCTCTTTTTCTGTTCTCGGTCATGCTTTCGCCTTCGCCTTCTCGGCAAGGTATAAGTCCTGGGCGCTCGGCCCCCATTCTATTTCACCGCCGCGCGTCCAGTCGGGATATTCCTGCCACGCGTCACGCGTGCCCCAGTACACTTTGTTCATCGGTTCCACCAGCGGGCTGTCCCGGTCTATCAGGTGATCGGCCAGCGTTCCAAGCGTCTGCACCAGGTAGCGCATGGGCTTTCTTGTGTCCTGTTCCAAGATAGCCAGGTCATACAGGGCCGTGTAAACCACATAGGTGAGCACGCGCAGGCGGTCTTCTTCGGAAGCGTCCGGCAGGTATGCCCGGGTCAGGCTTTTCGCCATTTCCAGCTTGGCGTGGACTTCCTCGAAGAATGGGCGGCCCATGCGCTCGAAGGAACGGATGCCCAGCACGGCCACCACGGCATCGCGCCAGCGCAGGATCTTTTCCCACTGGGCGCGCACGAACTTTTCTTCCTTCGGCGGCAGCGTTATCGGCGGGTAATAGGAATCCATGACCTGATTGCCGCCGTTCAATCCTTCCAGCCAGGAGTTGGCCACCACCACGGAAAGGGCCAGGAATGCGTGCAGCCGCTTCTTCTTCCGTCCTTCCTTTATCCGTTCCTCTTGCCGTGCTGCCTTCGATAGCTTGCTCATCTCACGCCCCGCGCTTTTCGATGGTGGAAATCAGCCTGTCCAAATACCAGCGCGCTTTTTTCAGGCTCTCGATGCCGTCCTTATAGCGATATCGCCACACATACTTGATGATGTTGCCTGCGCAATATCCAGCAAAGCCGTCAAAGCCCAGGGCTGATTCAAGGGCATCGATGCACTCAATCTTCCCGGCCGTGTAGTGCGGCGGGCTGGATACCATGTCGATGGTTTTCTTTTCTGCTGTCATGGCCTTTCCCACTCTCCGCTGCAGTATTTACATTCCGTCACATGGCCGCTGCGCAGGGTATTCCCCCGCACTTTCAGCTTTGCACCGCATGAGCACTGGCACAGCCACAGTGCGCCGCCGCCGAGGCTGGGCAAGCGCTGCAGCACTGTGAGGCTGCCATAAACATTTCCCGTTTCATTTTTGAAGGGCGTCATCAGGTCGCGGCACGGATCGCGCCGTGCGGTCTCGCTTTTAGTCATGTTCCGTTCTCCTCTTGTTCCACCATGCCTGCGCCTCTTTCGCTGTGTCGAAAAGGTAAGAAATGGAATGCTCCACTTTTTTCGTGCAGGCGCATTCAATGCTGAAACTCGTTATGCTGCCAACGCGCAGCCGCACCACGCGCGCTTCGCCTGCGCAGAATGGGCATGGCATCAGGCTGTCCCCTTTTGCCACGGTGCGCTTTTCACGAAAGGGCTTTTCCTGTTCTTCTGCGTTGGCTTTCTTTTTGGTGGTTTTCGCTTTTTCGCTCACGCGTTCCCCCTCGGTATCGGATAATGTGATTCGTCTAACTTCGGCCGTTTGCTTTCTGATCTCCATTGATTCTTCCCTCTGCGATGCGTTCTTTCAGCCACATCGCTATCAATGCTGTGTCGCTTGTCCACTGCTCTGCAATCTTTACGGCCGGAAAGCCGTCATGCCGTATCAGAGAAAGCACCGTCTTTTTGCCGCGCCGGATGTATGCAGCAATCTCATCCAGCCCCACCAGCTGATCGCCTGGCCTGACTTCCCCGCGCTTCTTCACCATGGGCCGCCCCTTCTCTGCGGCCGGTCGCGCTGCGGCATCGGCTGCACGTTTTCGGTGGTGGCGCGCTCGGCTTCTTCCACGCTGTCCAGCACACGGGCAAGGCCAGGAGTCCAGCTTGCATGCACGCAGGCGAAATTCAGGCAGAGGCAGTCAAAAAGATGGTTGTCTTTTCGCCGCTGCTTCCACACCTGCTTCCCCCGTTCGCGCACCAGTTCTTCGGCGGTGAGCTGCTTTGCCAGCATCTCATCGCACTGGGCATGCAGCCGGATGGGTTGGCGCGCGCCAGGTCGCAGTCGGGCGGTTGCCCATTTCTTGAAATAAAAGGTGTCCAGGGTGAAAAGTTTCATGCCGCCACGGATGGCGGCGCGGCTCTGCGGCATCTTCTCGAGAACGTTCCACTGCACGGGCAGGGTCTGCCGATGGCTTGCGCCCTTGGTGCCGAAAAGCACGTCACGGCCTTCGCGGCTGATAAAGTCGTAGGCCTGTTCCGTGCGGCTTACGTCATCCTTCACGGCGGTGCCGCCGGTATCGAGCGCGGCGCGCCACACCATGGCCACATCGTCAGTGCCCATGACCTGGTATTCACTGCCGAACACCTGCTGCTGTACATCTTCCCAGGTCAGCAGTCGGCCATAATCCAGGATCACGCAGTCAAGGTTCCGCGTCCACGCGCAGGCCATAAACCAGAAGCCCACAGCCTGCATGTCGATGCCAAGCGTCACAGCCTTGAAGCCTGGCGGCAGGATGCGCGGCGGCAAGTCCATATCGCGCAGCGTGAGCACTTCCTCATGGTCGGTCTTGACGATGACGGGCTTGTACGGCCTGGCCAGCACGCCGTTGGCAAAAGCCTGATGCGCGTCTGCATCGTCCGTTTTTTCGAGCTCGAGCTGCTGCGCGCGGACTTCGGAAAGGCTCACGGCAGCAGAAAGGTATGCAGGCAGGTGGAAGCCTATGCGCTCGGCGTTCGGCACGCTCTCCTGCGCTTCCCACCAGCCGCGCGCCACGGCCTGGTCGCGCGCGTAGTCCGTCCAATGGTAGGCGCAGTGAGGGCAGCGGTATCGGCCCAGCTTTTCGCGGCGCACGCGCTGCGGATCTCGCACGTTGTGTTCGGAAATGATGTTTGCCGGATCCATGACCTGGGCAGTTCCACAGGCAGGGCATATCACCTGGAAATGCCGCACCTCGTCACACTGTTCCAGGCTGCGCCAGATCGTGCTTTTTTCTTCATCGCCTATCGGCTTTGATATCCGCATGATCTTGGCCGTGTGCGGATACTGGCGCGTGCGTTCGCGGAAGTCGGTCACAGGGTCACCGTGGCCACCTGTCGCACGGAACAGATCTTCTTCATCCAGGAACAGATCCTGCACAGATATGGAAGCGCGCTGTGCGTTCGATGCCGCGCTGGACAGATACAGGGCCGTGCCGTTCAAAAAGCCCTGCACGCTGCCCTTGCTCTTTCCCAGGATCTCACGCACCGGCTTTGTTTTACGAAACATCGGCCGCAGCTTCGCCTCGGTCACGCGATTCATGGTTTCATCGTCCGGCATGGCCAGCATGCGCGGCGCTGGCCGGTAATGGATGCACCAGCACAGGCAGGCATACAGGGTCAGCGTCTTGCCGGTCTGCGGGCCGCCGCACACGATGATCTCTTTCGTGCTACGCTGGCCGAAAGCGTCCATTATGCCGGAAAGGTACGGGTTCACGCTGCGCCGATACCGTGCGCCAGCATACGGGCCATCCGGCACAATAAGGTGACGCTCTGCCCATTCGGAGACGGGCAGCGGCACGGTGCGCCGGAAAACGTGGCGCTCTGCATCGGTAAAGCGCAGCCTAGTCATGTACGTCATCGGTCAGATCCTCCGCGCCGTCCATGACCACGAACTCACGGTCAACGCTCCACCCGTCCATCAGGTCGGCAGTCTCACGTTCCCACCACTGGATCAGTTCGGGCACTCTGTCGGGCTCGCCGTCCACAGTGTCGATGATCTCCGCGGCGGTTCGGTGTATGAAGCTGGTCAATTCACTGCGGAAGAACACGGCGCGCGCCGCCAGATCGGCTTCGTGCTGTTCAACGGGCATCAGCTTGCCTTGTTCCTTTTCCAGCCGCAGCCGTTCGCGTGCAGCTCGCACGGTTTTCAGCTCAGAGTCGGCGCTCATCTTGCCCAGAGCGACACGGCGGCTCTGCTGATCTTCTATGCGCGCTTCCGGCTGCAGTCGTACGCTTGCATAGCCCAGCAGTGCGGGCGCGGTGAACTTGCCGTCATCATCCTTTGGGATGAATCCGGCTTTGAAGTGCCGCGAAAACTGCGCGCTGCTGATTTTCCACCCCTGCTGTTTCAGCCATTCAACGGCATCGGCGGCAGTATGAAAGCGTGTTTCCTGGCTCATGTATTCATCTCCCTGGCAATTTCATCGATATATTCACGGTGCCGATGTAAAAAAGGCAGCAGTTTTGCATACTGGGAGCGCGGCAGCCGCTCGGTTCCGCGCAGCCTCACGTCTCCATTATACGGCTCGAGGCGCAGGCCGTTTTCCCGAAGGCAGGAAAGCACGGCTTTCGTGCCGATGTACCAGCCGTCCAGCGAATAGGCTGGCGAACAGTTGAAGCCTGGCAGGGCTTGCGGCGCTTTTGTTTCAAGTTCGGGTGGTGACTGTTCGGCGGGTGCTGGCTCTGGCTGCGGTTCTGCAGCGCTTTGCCGGTGTTCCCGCATGGCACGGATGGCCGCCTGCGCGTGGATCTCCGGCAGGCCGGAAAGCACCCAGCCCCTTATCAGGCCGTGCCCTTCGCCAGCCGGTGCAGTCTGGTACATCTCGCCCGGATCCTTGCCGCCCAGGCATGGCCAGCGCACGGCCTGCGGGAAAGTTTCGCGCCAGAGTTCCCAGCCGTGCGTGCCTGCGCCGTTCGAGTCCCCCACGTCTGTGGCCACCAGGATGATGGCCATGTCGCGCATGGCGCGCATGATGGATGGCGGCAGATGTCGCAGGCCGGAAGTGCCCACACCCAGCACGGCGGCCAGGTCGCCAGCGGCACGATGCACCAGCATCGCGTCCA